AACAACACGGCTATTTTTTGCAAACCATTTAAAACCTGCTTCACACGAGGCAAAACCTTTTTTGCCAGAAGCAGCAACAAGAGCACCATAACCTGCTTGATTAAAGCAATATGATACGAACATGGCACACCATGGTTGATTGTTTAAACCATACCACTTACCAAAGATTGTATCGTTATTAGTACCTTCTTTATATTTTTCGTCAACAAATTTTTTGGCAACTGCCAAAACTTCTTGTGCTTGTTGTGACATAAGACCTCCTGCGTACATTATATCAGTATTTGAGCCACAAACAGGAATCGAACCCGTGACATCCATATTACAAGTATGGTGCTCTACCTACTGAGCTATTGTGGCGATTCTATTAATTTATGTGGGCTTGAAAAACTATTCCTGCCCTAGAAGAATGAGTTTTTACTGTATGTGGCATCCCATATGGAGCAAACATAACATCTCCAGCTTTTAAATTATATTCTGTAGTTTTTTCCCAATCATTTGGATCTGCTAAAACCCAAGTAACAGATCCTTGACATAACCAAAAAAGTGTTTCTCTTTTATCTATATGCATTTCAATTTGATCTTCATTTGGTAAAAAATTAATAAATGATTGATTAAAAACACCATCTTGATCATCTAATATTTCTTTAAAAAATTCAGATACTATTTGTATTTGTGGAAAAAAATTATCAATATCATATTCTGGATATATAGCAGCAGAAATATAATGATGTTTATTTTTATAAAAAACTAAAGAATTTTTAAAAATTTCTCCATATTTATCATTAGAGTTTTTATTTGGTTCAGGATCTCTAAACCTTTTATTTTTATAACAATAATTTATATGTTCAATAAACTGATTCCATTGTGGAATATTATTTAATAATAATGAAGATAATGAATTATCCACTAAAATTTTTTCTGGATTTAAAATATATCCAGTTTTATTAATTCTTGCTAAATTAATTTCTTTTTTTATCATATTAATATCTTCATTATTTACATTAAATATATCAAATGGTAAATCAATATTCATTATAAAAATCCTTTTTAAAAAATTTTAGATATAGAATTTATAACGGAAGCAATTCTTCCAATATCTCTTAATTCTTCTGCTTTATATCCTTCTTGTTTTAACATTTCATAATGTGCTTTTACACAAAAATGACATTTTCCAATAATAGATGCAGCTAAAGCATAAGATTCAAATTTAACTTTAGTTGTTCCACCATGGGTTCCAATTACATTCATTCTTAATTGTGCAGGTAATCCTTTTACATTATCATCATTTATCATATCAAGATAAGGATACCAAACATTATTTTGAGCCATAAGCGTTCCCGCTGCCATAGCAGCATTTTTTTCTACTTCATCAGAAATTCCAGATGAAATAGAATTAATCAATTTTTGGTTTCCTGTTGAAACTGCAGAAGCTAATGCAAGTGCTGAAGCATATTCTGGATTAAAATAACTTCTATTAATTACTGCATCTAAATTAAGTTTAATATCTTTTGCATATTCAGGAAGTAATTCTTTTAATTGATCAACCCAAATCACAATGTATTTCCGCCAACTGGTCTGTTGCATGCACAAAGCTCACCTGTTTGCAAAGCATCTAAAATACGCAAAGCCTCATCAGCATTTCTTCCAACATCAAGATTGTTTACAGTAACATGTTGAATAATATTTTCGGGATCAACAATAAATGTTGCACGATATGTAACACCAGAAGAATGGTGTACTCCTAAATCGTTTGCAAGTTGATGTGCGCTATCTGCAAACATCCATGAATTGGTTTTCTTAAGATCTTCATGAGCATTGCGCCATGCCACCTTACAAAATTCATTATCAACAGATCCAGTCATTAATACTGCATCTCTATCGTTAAAATCATTTACAAGCTTGTCATAAGCAACAATTTCTGTTGGACAAACAAAAGTAAAATCTTTTGGATAAAATACAATAATCTTCCATTTTCCAGGAAATGAGTCCTGAGTTAATGTTTCAAATGAACTTTCATCATATGCTAATGCTCCTGGCTTAACACCAGTTAAAGTAAAATTACCTAATTTATTTCCTACTGTCTTCACATTATTCCTTTCCTGTAGGGCTATATGTATTACGATTTAATAAATCTTTTAAAATGCTTTCAATATTTTCTAATCTTTTTTCAAGTCCTTCAGGACACATTATATCTCCTAATTAAAGATTGTAGATAGTGGAGCAATGTCTGCACGTGGAATAACTTGGTTATTCCTCTCGGATTATTATATGTAACTATACCACCCTAAGAACACTATCTACAACCAGATTATATTGTACTAAAGAATTCTGAATCCGTCAACATTTACTCTTTGTAACATTTGCTCTTCTTGATCAATATAATCAGCCAATTCTTGTGGCATAGTATTTTTTTCTGGCATTCTAATAACATTTTTCAAACGCTTATCGGATTCTTCTTTAAGTTGTTGCAATTCATCAGCAAAAGCCCCCGCATAAGTATGTATTTCTAATTGTTTGTCCAAATCTGGAGGGGTTAAACTAATACTATTATATACTGACCCACAAACAGCATCAGATAAATCTTTTGAACCTTTTCTAGGGTGATCAATTTTATCTTTATTTATTCTTAATTGTAGCAATTCATCAATAAGTAATTGAATTTGTGGACCACTTATTCTTTCTTCTGTAAGGGCTAAAGACAAATCTTCATAATGTTTTTTGGCTACTGATAATAATTCAGTTTTAATTCCGTGAACATTTAATTGTTGCATCATATCGTGACTATTCCATCTATCAAATGTAACCATTCGTAAATTAAATCCTCGTTCACGCAATTCTAAAATATAATCTTTTACTTCTGTAAAATCTACTGACTTTGAAGCAGTTGGTGTCCAATATCTAACAGCATCTACAACAATTCTTGGAGCAGCTTCTTTTACCTGACCTCCAATTTTCATTGAAACCCATCCTGCCACATGGCTCATAGCAACTGCACAATGATCGTGTTTTTGTGCTAAGTCGACATGTAAAAAATATTGAGTTTCTGGTTCTGGTTTAAACCAATCTTCAAATCTTCCAAATCTGTCTACTGCAATATTTGGATTGTGAAAAGCTTTTTCAATTTTTTCTCTTGATCTAAAAAAGGCATCTGTAGCATCTGGTGGCATGCAGGCAAAACGAGATAATGCATCTATTGGATCATCATAAAAAGCTGTTGTAAAATCATCAATTTTTCTTGTTGGATTAATTTCCCAAGTTGGTCTTTTCAAAGCAAATATTCTTGGAGTTTTATATGAAAGAATATGATCTTCTTCCCATTCAATTTCAAATTCATTTCCTTCCGTACCTTCTGGTAAATCTGGATCAATTTTAAACATGTAATGTCTTAATATAGTTTCTTTATCAGCAATAACATCATTGTATCGTTGTTGAATAAAATCGTTTTTAAATCTAGGGAAAGAAAGCAAAATTAATTTACCGAAATCAGGAAAACGAGAAGTAATAGATCCTTTATACATTTTGTAAATAGCAGACGCTGTTTTAGCCTGTTCGTTTCCAGAAGTGGATTCTAAGTCAAAGCCTGAAATTTCATCAAGAACCACTAAAATAACGTTATAACCTTCCCAAGATTCTCTTTGAGAGTGTCCAGAGTGTACTGTAATTGCTTTATCAAACTCAACGCTAGCAACTTTTGGATCATACTTGCCAGCAAACCAAGGGCTTTTTTCAATACGATTTAAAAATCCCTTAAAGAAAACTCTTTTTGCTTGCTCTGCGTTAATAGCAATATTAATAATATCAATTGCATCTCCGCCAGGTTTTCCATAATATCTTGCAGGATCTTTTAAACATAATAATAAATATACAACATAGGCACAAGCAATAGTAGAAGTGTAATCTTTTCCAGATCCTTTGCCCAACTGCATGATAATTTCATTGCAGGTTTGTTTCCAACGTTTTTCTGCTTCTTCTTCATTAAATAATTTTTTAAGTGTTTCTTTTTTATAAATTTGAGTTGATGCTTTAATAATTGTGTATTGATATTCAGACAAAGGTGGTAAATTTAAAAAATTCCTACTGGTTACAAATTCTTCAATAGTAACTGGTTTCTCTTCAAACTCATCACTTTCAAGAGCGTCTAAAAATGCATCAAAGCCAGACATTATTCCACATCAACTTGTACTGCTTCAATCTTTCCAGTAACTTCAGAAATTCTGCGAGCAACTTCCCATTTACAAGTTTCACATTTTGCTGTAACATCTTTTAAAATCCCAACAAGAACTTCTTGTTTTCTTTCTGTTTCAACAATTTGATCTGCCATAGAATTTGCTTCAAGTACGCCAGCCTTATTAAGCATTTCAATTCTTTTTGCTTCAATATCAGCAATAAGTTTTAATGCAGCAACCTTAGTATTTAATTGTCCAGAATTTTCTGCTTCATTTGCGGTATTCCATGCATCTTTAATAAGCATTGCATAATGTTGATCTGCTCCAGCAAGGGCTTCTTTGGCACGTTCACGAATACCATTGTTGTCATGAATAATATCTTTCCATATTTTTATATGATTATCTACTTGTGCTCTAGATATTCCTAAAACACTAGCAATTTGAGAAGGCGTATTACCTTTAATTAATTCAGCGACAACTTTATTCATTCTGTCAAAATCATTTGACAATTCTACTTCATTCATTTATGTCTTCTGCTCTTTTTCTTTACAATGCCTTTTAATCTTTCAATATAAAAAGATCTAAACTCGCCAGTAGTATTATCCATGCAATCAATCCATTGAACATCTAAATCTTGATTATGCACCCATTTAATAAATTTAAATGTACCTCTTTGATTTTTAAACTTCAAAGGAGTTCCTGGACCAATTTCATCTTTACCAAAATCTAATGTATAGAATACATGAATATTCTCATTATGATTATATGGAGTGCTTACAGTTTTTGATCTTCTCATCTATAACCGCCTGCCGTCGGAGCCCAAACTAAACCTGGCCTTGTAATTTCTTTTACAAGTCTTGCACCACAACCGTTGCAATGTTGATTATGCCTATCGTCAATTTTGACGTTTCTATCTTCTTTTATGTTACATTCTATACAACTATATGAATAAATAGGCATAATATATTATATCTCTTTATTGTTTTTTTGTCCATAAGGCTTGTTAAAAGAAATTATTTCTTCTTTTACAAATTTAGTTTCTTGAACTGTAGACCCAATAATATCATTAATATTTACTGGTATATCTTGTGAAGGCAATAAAGTGTAAACATTAAAATTGCCCCTGTGAGAATTTCTAAAAATAAACCAGTCCACAGGTTCTCCAAAACCATTATTTTTAACAAAATCAATCATAGTTTGAGCACCTTTTCTAGAAACCACATAACATAATGTTGACCAATCTTGGTATGCTTTAGCTATCACATTATTTACTTGATGTTCTTTTTCATCAAATCTTGGATACTGATTTTCATCTACATAAATACTTAATACATCATAATTTGAAGGTACATTATTTAATGCATTTTTAAATATATTTATAAAATTATCATGTATATTAGCATCATCTTCAAAAACTAAAATATAATCATAATTAGAATTTAATAATTCTTTCCAAATTAAATAATGACTGGCGAAGCATCCGACTTCTCCAACTTTAAATTTGCCATAAGAAAAATAAAAATCTTTATTGTTTTTAAGAAAATTATATATGTTTTTTTCATTATTAGCGTTTAATGATTTAATATTTAAATTTAAATGTTTAAACATTATTTTATCAATTTTATTCTTATTAATTATTCTTTTATCATTAATAGAAACAATAGTATATGGAATAATTTCTTCGCTATAAAAATTATCAAAAGACATGCAACTTGGATCCTTAGACATCCTTGCTGAAATCTTATTCATAATTAATTCTATTTTATTTTTATCAATTTTATTTTTTTCACAAAATTCAAAAAATCTTAATTGAATTACTGCCATTTCTTTGCTAGCCATGCCATGATTATAGGAACTATTTTGCGGATGAAATACTATATTTTTTGTATCTCTAATTATATACTTGTTCATGTAAATAGCAAGAGATGACCATACATAGTCTACGCCCCACCCAGATTTCATATTAAGTAGTTCTTCTTTTGAGTCTAAGTAGTCCATGTATTGCTTAAATATTTCTACTAGTTCTCTTTTAATAAAAAAGAACATTCCATCTGTTTGAGTAGAATAATTCATTCCATTTTTATATTCTTTTAAAGAACATGCTGACTCAGACCAAGCTTCGTGTGTAGTATGTGGTGCATATAGCCAAACATTATTATCATTCATAACATCTTGTGCATTTTTATATATGTCAGAAAAATTATTTGATTTAATATCTGCAGCAAGCCAACAAAATATTTCATCTGAAGTATTTTCAATAAAATCTGTTATTGCAAAATGTAATTGTTTGTAGTACCATATCAAACCTAAATTATTCCATTTTTCATTTTTTGGAGCATCAGAATTAATAACAGAATAATTTGTAATTTGAGATTCTATTGAATTTATATTTTCTACAACATTGTTCCATACAACAACATAAGTTTTTATCAAAGACTCATCCTTTGTTTTAAGTTAGTGGAAGAAATTCCTTTACTATATGGAATATAAATTAAACCAATATTTTTTTCGTCAAGCCAATCCTGATCAAATTGCATTTGCTTGTAATAATCTTTTCTTGCCCAATCGGAACCAATTACTACATAATCAGGCATAATAAGTTCAATTGGAATTTTTGAATCATAATCTCCAATATTTGTTATTACTTTATCAACATATTTGCAGCCTAGCAGTACTGCTTTTCGTTCCTCTAAATTACATACTGGAAGCTTTCCTTTTGTTTCTAAAATAAACTCGTCTTTATTTACTGCAGCAACTACAGTTCCATTATCTCCAGCAATTTCTTTACATCTTTTTAAAAGATTAACATGTCCAGAATGGAATAAATCAAATGTTCCGCCAGTATATACTATTGACATTATTTTCCTTTTAATATTCCGTATTTAACTAAAGCTCTTTGTATTGTCATATGGCTGCATCCCGCTTCTCTAGCCATGTCAATAATACCTAATTTCTTCACAACATATCTGTCGTGAAGCCATGTTTTACTTTCCCAAAGTTTCATTTGCTGCATACCACGCAATTCCTGTAGCATCTGCCACATTGTCATTTTCTGTTACCACACCTAGATCTTTAACAAAATTTATTGTTTTTTGCTTTCGCATTTCTCTTATTTTAGCTTTAATCCAATTGTCTGACCTATTTGGATTATTTATTTTTACTTCTTCTTTTTCAGCTTTAGTAAAATTTTTATTACCAATATAAGATTGCCATGTTATTGGATGAATTTCAATAACATCAATATTATCATTAATTAATTCACTCATAATTGTACCAAATATATATGCCATTTTTAAACCAGTAGCAACACTTTTTACCGATACTGCTGCTTCAATAGCAACAAAGTCATAATCTATATGTCCTTTTAATGCTTTTATTTTTCTTTTGGCATCTAATATTCTTTCATAGACATCACTGCCCTGAAAAACTATTTCTCCCCATTTAATAGGTTTTTTATCTTGTATTAAACAAAATGCAAAACTATTAGTACTAGCGTCTACTCCAAGTACCTTATAGTCTTTAGGCTTTACCAGTTTCGCTAGAGACACTTTGCACCATTCTAATCAATTCGTTTTTATCTTTGCCGTTTTGTAAAGCTAGACATTTATTACATATTCTAGATTCATTATATCTACTTAATTTAGTATTACATTTTGGAGTTTGACAAGTACGTTTGGCTCCCTTGAGTCTAGCTTTGTTCTCGTAATATCGTTCTTTAATTTTTAAATTAGTTGCAGTTCTACAACAAAAATCTGAACAATACTTTTGATTATGTGTAGTTTTAACAAAATCTTTTTTGCATTCTTCATATGCACATTGTAAAATTTCATTAATCATTTTACTGCAAGAGCCTCAATTTCAATATCTCCGTCATCCATTTCTTTCCAACAAACCTTAGCAACTGGGCAAGATTTACAAGAATAAGAAGATTTAGTAAAAGATCTTGTAGGTAGAACTTGATCTTTCCAATTGGTATGAACTTTATCCATCCATTCAAAAATATCATCAATTAATTTTTTATTTTTATCATTCATATTAACTGGAATAATTAAATATGTTTGATCATTTTTATTTTCATAATATAAAAATCCTTGATCAGCATTTCTAATTTTCATATAAATTAATATTTGAATTAAATGATTTGTTGTTGGTTGCATCTCTGATTGACGAATTAAATAAACTTCATCTTTAGCAGTTTTAATTTCTCCAATTACTTCTTTATTATTCCATTCGATAATAACATCAACAAAGCCTCTAATTGGCGGGGAGTCAAGCTTGACTTCGACTTCTTTATCTTTAAAGACTGTAGTTTTTCCCATGACTTTCTGGATGCGATCATGTGAATCCGAACCATTATCCATATTAGCCCTAGCCATGGCATCAAATTGATCTTGAAACTCCGCACCATTAAAAGCAATGAACCAATATCTAGGGCAGTTACCGTAACCATAGCCAATAGTGCTGGGACTAAAAGAATTTTTCTTTTTCCATGACTGAGATTTTCCTGTTTCTGCAAGATATGCCTCCTCTATCATTTTTGCAAATTGATTTGCATCAAAACCATCATCTTGTGGTTTTTGAAATTTTAAATTTCCAATTATTTTTCTAGCCATTTAATTCCGTTCTTATTGGTGCAGATAAATGTTTTCCGCATTTAATACATTTTGTATATGTCATTAATGTAAATGGACAAGAAATTTTTTCTGATTTATGTTTATGAAAAAATTTAAACACCATACCTCGCTGAATATTTTAATGCATCTACTAGTTTATCAAGAGAATCTGCAGCGGTGTAATAGACGTTTTTCTTTTTTGATGATTCTTGACTTTTTTCAAAAGTTGTATAAAATCTAGCCATCATAGAAAATTTAGAACTAAGGGCTTGCAAGGTAACAATTAATTCTGGAGCTTTAGATGAAGGAACATCTGGTTTAGTAAGTAATTTAATAATTAAATCTAATGCTTTATCTAAATCTTTATCTTGCATAAATTCTGACATATCATTAAATTCTGTTACTTCACTTATTTGTTCAATAACACTTTTTGATTCTACTTTATCAAATTCTTTAGTAACCATTATTCTCCCAACAATCTATTAAATCTTCAAGTAAAGACCATTCAATTACTGCCAATCGAGTTTTTCTAGCGTCGCTTCCCAATATGAGTTTAAGTACAGGGTGCTTGCTCCTATCAACCCGAAAAGTGTCCGTACAAATTTTAGCCCAAATGGATTGACTAATTGATATTGATTTTTCATATTCTTTATAATCAACAACAAAGTTTCTCCATTGGGCATCGCCTTTTTGATAACTTCCTCTTCCACTATTTTTCTGTTGTTTTGCGCCATCTCTTTTAGCTTCTCCTCGTTCAGACATGTACAAAAGACCTATGACCTTGTGAACAATACCAAACTAATTCTGCTTTGTCTGTATAATATTTTGATTCATATACATTTTCATCACAATATTGACATGGATAAGTTCCAGTAGCTTCTTGAAAATCGCCTTCATCTTTTTTAGCACTTTTAGAATTTAAAAAATTTTCAAGATCTGTCATAGATTTGTTCCTTTAAATTATTGACAATATCTGTATTTTCTCTAAGCCATTCAAGTGCTTTTGCTCTACCTTGAAATCTTTCTTCTCCGATGGTATACCAAGCCCCGCCACGCTGAATGATTCCCATCATTTCAGAAACATCTAAAATTTCTCCCACTGTATCAACCCCAAGTAAATCTCCTTGATAGTAGAAGTCGTATTGTCCTGACAAATTAGGGGGTCCAAGTTTGTTGTAATCAACAATCCAGTTGACTGGACGACCCACTTTTTGTTCAATAATTTTGTCACCAACTTTAATGCCAGATTTAATCGCATTTGCTTCAGCTTCTGAAGACCATAACTTAATGATCGTTGAAGAAAAGAATTTGACTGCCATTCCTCCTGTTGGGATATGACTGGCATGCATTGAACCAAATTGATTTCGCTGTTGGGAAATGAGAACGAGTAATGTGTTTTTGTTTGCATAATTTAACATCTTGACCGCATGGGTCATGTCCTTTGCTTCTGCACCAATTTGTTTGGTGTCTTGTAAATGTTTTAATTCTTCGCCATCTTTTTCAAAATAAATAGCTGGAAGAAGAGCGGAAATAGAATCTACAACAATAATATCTACTCCAGCCTCCATTAATTGAACTGCAACATCAACCATATCATTTATAGTTTTAGCAGGAGAGTAAATAAGGGAAGCGGAATCTACTCCTAATTGGGTAGCCCAGTCTGCTGAATAAGATGCTTCTGAATCAATCCAAGCGCAAGTTTTTCCTTCTTTTTGTGCTTGTGCAATCATTTGTAAACAAAATGATGATTTACCTGCTGACTTGTTACCCCAAATTAAAACTTGCCTTCCAAAACCTAACCCTCCTTTAAGAGCGAGGTTGAGTCCTGCGCTTGGGGTTTGTTGCTTTTTTGCGTCCACTTCTGTTGCTAGTTGGACTCTTTGCCTTGTTTTTGGGTCTAGCTTGGACAGTATTTCTTCTGCTAGTATTGTCATTCAAACTCTTTTCTAATTGATATGCCAGTTCTTTTATTTCTTCCTTGCGACTGGATGCAAGATAATCAATTAATGAAAGCATGATTTTTTTATCTTTTGCTCTTATTACTAAAAGCGTTTCGCTTTCTATGCCATTTAAAATGTAACAGTTCGACATATATAACCATTATATCCTAAAAGTTGTTACCGTGAAGGCGCTCTCTTTCTTTATTTTTCTTATTTTTGTATTCAAGAATATGAGATAAATTAGAAGAAATATATCCATATTCATACATACCTTCATAAAGATCAAGGGTTCTAATAAGTATGTCTGCCATTTCTTCAGCTAATTCTTCTGGCCCCTTATTCTTTCGCAATGCTTCCGTTGCTTCTGTAACTTCAGAATGTATTAATAAAAGTTTAGTACATAGAAAATCATAATCAACTACTGCATCCCAAAAACCTTTTTCAACAGCAACTTCATGTAATTTCTTTGCAATTTTATCTACTTTACTGTACATTGTTATCCTTTTCTATAAGTTTAAAAATAAGATCTTTTGTTTCTTCATCTTGCTCAACACCAATTTGATAATTTCCGTAATTAGAAATAACTGTATCAATCTTAACAACAACTGGACCAACAGTAGCTAGAACTGATGCAAGAATTTGTTCTACTCCAATTTCTACATTTTGAGGAGTTGATTCAAATGTTTGTTCTGTATTCTCTGTCATATTACACCTCCTTTACAAATATAGTTCCGTCTTCCATCTTGGAAGTTAATGGCTTGCAATAATTACCTGCCTTCATTTTACCTAAAACTAATGTGTAATTTTTAGGAAAAGCAATAACACGCTCCATGTTTTTATCCTTATCAGCAATAATTATATGAGCCATAAGTTTATTTTGTTTAGTTTTATAATGGGTAAAATCTACGACCAACCTAGAATCTTCATCCATTGTAAAGTTTTCATTCTTTAACCAACTAATAAATGGATCGTTTTCTTTATTTTGTATATCATCAATTGTAACATAACGATGAATTCTATTTTGACCTACCAAGAACAAATACATTTGTCCTGGCTCAATCTGTGTATTTTCACTATGAAAAATACCAATAGATCCTGTATCGTCAATCAATTCTACTCTTGACCAACCATTTCCTCTTTTAATAGATTTTACCATAGCAAGTAATACGAAACATCCTTCTTCTAGAAAATCTTCAAGCGGAGTGATCTGTGAACGGATATAAGGCGTTAAACCTTCCATACTAAACTTAGGAATACTAAGGTACTCATATAAATTTTCTCCTTCGTCTCCCCGCCGTTCATTATCTTTAAATGCAGCAGCACCTATCTTATTCAATGCATCAATTGCTCTTGAATTGATTCCACTATTCTTTTCTTTAGATGTTTCCAATAAATGATTATAATCTTTAAATGGTCTTTTATTAATTAATTTATTAGCGATGTTATCTGAAATATATTTAACATTTGCCAAACCAAAACGAATTGAATTTCCTTGAATACTAAAATCTAATTCTGATTCATTAACATGTGGCAATAGAATTTTTATTCCAAGTCTCTTTGCTTCCAATAGGTATTCTGTTCGAGCGTCTTTGTCTTTTTCGTTTTTGAGGATAGCGAACATGAATTCAGTAGGATAATAATGCTTAAGCCAAGCAGTATAATAAGAAAGAACGGAGTAAGCAACAGCGTGACTCCGATTGAAAGAATACCCAGCATGTGCCTCAAAATCATGCCAAAGTTTTTCAGCATCTTCTTTGGAGATATGTTTTGAAGCACCCATAATAAAACGATCTTTAAATGCATCAAACTCCTTAGCATCTTTTTTCTTACCAATGATTTTTCTAACTTTATCTGCTTCTGCCCAAGTCATACCGCCCAAATGTACACAAGCTTGCATAACTTGTTCTTGATAAATAATAACACCATAAGTTCGTTCTGTAAAACTTTGTAGAACAGGATGAATATAACTAATTGCTTCTTTACCTTTTTTTCTACCAATATAAGAAGCACCTACAGTATTCATTGCGCCTGGGCGAACAAGAGCGTTAGAAGCAACTAAATCTTCAAATTTATCCACACCCATTTTAATTAACAAGTTAGTGTATGGAGTTGCTTCAGCCTGAAATACACCTTTAGTAAAACCATTTGATAAATCATTAAATATCTTTTTATCATCAAATGAAATGGTTGAAAGATCAATAGTTTTATTTTTATTAGTTTGAATAATTTTAATTGTGTCGTCAATCACAGAAAGAGTTTTTAATCCAAGTACGTCAAGTTTAATCAAACCAATATCTGCTGCTTGATCCATATCATATGCAACTACTGGAATTCTATTGTCGCTAGAGGTGTCGTTTCGAGTTTCTATTGGTGCATAAACTTCAATTGGTTCTTTAGCAACTACAATTCCCGCTGCGTGGATTCCTGTTGTGCGAATCTTGCCACGTAATTTAGTAGCATATTTAATAATCTCAGGATACTTTTCTCTAAACCATGCTGTTTCTTTTGATTCTTCAAAATCTTCAAATGTATCTACTGGCTTTAATGCCTTATTGACTTCACCAAGCGGTACATCAAAAACTCTTGCAACATCTCTTACAACACCTTTATCTTTAAATAATTGATATGTCGAAATGGATGCAACATTCTTAAATTTTTTTCTAAGATACTCTTTTACTTCTCCACGCCTGCGATCCATAAAATCTGTATCAATATCTGGAAAATCATTTCGTTCTGGATTGATAAACCTAAAGAACAAAAGATCATAAACAATTGGATCAACATTGGTTATTCCAAGCAGGTAGCATACGAGAGAACCTGCTGCAGATCCTCTGCCTGGACCTACCAAAATTCCGTTATCTTTAGCCCAATTAATCATGTCAGAAACAACAAGAAAGTATGATGAGAAATTTTTGTTTTTAATAACTTCTAATTCTTCTTCAAGTCTATTAATATATTCTTCTGATTCTAAATTTTTATTTTGCAAAGATTGCTTGCACATTTCAACTAATTGTTTGTGTGCATCTTTTTTAGGTTTAGGCAACAAATCTAAATTCTTATAGAAGTCATACTCTTCAATTTTATTAGCAATGTCATTGGTATTATCTAGGAAATCAATTCGGGTAATTCCTGCTTTTGCAAAATCATTTTGTAATTGTTCTCTTGACTGAATAAAAACATTAATGTCTTGAAAAGAAATAGGTCTGTCGGGATATAAATAATTAAATCTATCAAAAACATTCTGAATCTTTTTTGCTTTATCATAGTTAGCATCTTTATTCATATCTGGTTTAGTTGAAATGATAAGTAATACTTCTTCCAAATCCCGCTGATCTTCTGTGGCAAAATGTGAATCTGAAGTGGCAACTAATTTAACTTTGTATTCATCAGCCAATTCAAAAAGCTTAGTATTTAATTCAATAGGATTATGTGCTTGAACTTCTACATAAAAATCATCTTTAAAACGATTTTTAAACCATGACATATATTTGTGTGCTAAATTTAATTCATCTTTTTCAATTGCTTTAGAAATTAAACCATTCATGCATCCTGATAAAATAATAATATCATCGCCATATTCATCAAGAATTTCTAGATCAATTCTTGGCTTTCTATAATAACCTTCAGTCCAAGCCAGTTGCATTAATTTTTGTAAGTTACGCAATCCATTATTATTTTTTGCTAGCAGAATAATATGATTAAATACAGAAGTATTATCATCACGCTTTCTAATATCACGCTTATCAAATCTATCAGTAGAAGAAATATATGCTTCTACACCAAGTATTGGTTTTACTCCTAATTCTTTACAGGCAACTTGCATGTCTCTATGACCCGACAGAGTTCCATGGTCTGTAATAGCAATTGCAGCTTGACCCAAATCTTTAGCAGCTTTTACAATTTCTTCTGGAGTACAAAGACCATCCATTAAAGAATAATGACTGTGGACATGTAAATGTGTAAATGTCATTTTTCTCCTCTTGCAATATCAACCGCTAATTTAAGCACAGAATTGCGAATATCGCATTTACATTTTGGATTTGTGCATGTAGTAAGAATTTCATTCTCAATCTCTTGAGCAATTCGTTCACGCCAATATTTTTCACCTGATGCAACTTTAGCATATTCTTCATTTGACATCCCCCTGCTAGGTTCTTGGGGACTAATCATTGTTTCTTCTATCATGAGTAACCCAATAATACTTGCAAGTATCACAACATGGCTTATTTAATGGGTCATTAACTGCATAAGCATATTTAGAATAATATGTTGGGTCTTTGATATAAAGATTAGCTTTATGTGTCATTCGTATTCTATCTAAATCTTTTTTATTAAACCAAAATGGAGTACCTCTACCCCAAGAATCACCAAACTTTTTTACTAAGTTCTGAATGTTTTCTTTATTCTTATCAACTTTAATATTACGCTTTTCAGCTTCATCAATCATTGACATTGCATATACTGCTAAAGAGTACTCATGATTTTTCCACATTAATACTGCAGGATGATTACGCCATCCGCCTGTAGGTGAATTACCAGACAAAACATTTAATATTTGATATGCTTCTAGTATTTGCTTATTAAGTCTTTTGCTATCAAGCGCACTAGCGCATTCGTGATAAGCATTCTCTGGGAGAAAAGTTTGCATTATTATCCTTTGATAGTGGGGAGGGGTGAATTACCCCTCCCCCATATTTTACCATTCAATAGATGAAGATGTCGAGGCCTCATTTGAATTTTCTGAAGTTAGCCCCATATAAAATGTTTCTTGATCTGCGTATTGAATATCACGAACAGCAACCTTTTCAAGGTCAAAGAGTTCGTACTTGTTTAAATCAATAGGCTTTACATCTGCAGTTGGGAGAGGAATGATGCTGTAATTAGTATCAGTCTTTTCTCCTGTACGCTTAAGCTTCCAAGTTAAATTAGAAATACTGCCAGTCTCTCCAGCGTAATTGATAATTTCTGGAGTAGCAGATTTAGGACCTGCGCCCTGTGAGAAAATGGCTACATATGGATCTTCTTCGCCATCATCTACTAATGCATTGATATATAGTCTTGAACGACCCTTCCATCCTGCCTTAATATCTCTCTTGTGCATTTCGCAACCAAAGCATCGCCCTTGATCTTCAATTGTGCAAAGAGCTTTGCGCTTATAGTCTTTAGGATTGGTGTGTTCAACTGCAATGAATCCAAGACCTGCTGCTTCCATATAAGAAGGTGAATCTGGATCTAATTCTTGCATAAAACGGATTTTAACTGATTGATTATCTTTTAATTGAAGCCAGCGTCCCTTTTGTCCTTCTCCAGAACTAACTGGTCTTTCCATTTGCTTATTCATAGCCGAAAGGCCCTTAACAATTCCCATAATATATATCTCCTTGTGTAGTGGGCTATAGGATGCCCTGTATTACTATTATATCACCAGTTGATGTACTCAAAATGCGGAACTGCATTTTTAATACATTGTTGGATTTCCTCATCTGTAAGGTCCCCAACATCTTTTGCGTTGTGAGGATATATCATACCATATTGATAAGATGCCCACAAGATGTCTTTCATTTTTAATTTATTGGCAATTAATTTGCCAAGCTTTCTTCCTGCCTCATCAGCATCTGTCATAATAATTATCTTAGATGAGTATTTATTTAAGTTTTCAAGATTATCTTCTGATAAACTACCTCCAAGTGTAGCAACAACGCCTGGAAAACCTGCCTGATGAACTCTAATAGCATCAAAAGAAGATTCAGTTACAATGATTGTGCCACCTGCTCGCTTAGCACGATGCAAATTAAACATAGTTTTATTTCTTGGAAGGTTACTACTATTTTTAAAGCTCTTACCTTCAATTGATCTTCCTACGATACCTACTGCTATCCCATCTGGACTATGAACTGGTACAGTTACCATTCTTTGTTTTTCAGAATAACCTAAATCAAAATAATCCATAGATTCATGATTAATGCCTCTAGATAAAAAATAATTGCAAGCCTCTACGCTATTCCATCTATCTTCTGATAACTTGTCTAGCGTGTCTTTAGAAAACTCTACAAAATCTGGTTTTTCTTCTAGCAGGTTCGCAAGTTCATCATCAAAACCAACCTCTGATTCTTTCTTCATTGTTCCAATAAACCTTAAAGCTTCAAAATCATTTCTCTGTGACAATGATTTAACAAGGTCAAGAATAGTTCCCGCAGCATTGCATGAAGGGTTATAGCATACATATAAGCCCTTATTATGGCTAATAGCAAATGAAGGGGTGCTTCTATTATTGTGAAATGGACATAAGCATAAAAAATCTGTAGAAGTATCAGAAACTATTTCTACATTTAATGCATGTAAAATAGAACGCAAATGCGTTTTAGTGTAAGTTTCCAACAGCATGTCCTTATTGTATCAGGAATATATAATTTTATCCATAGTGTATAACAAAATCTGGCGGTGGGCTCATAACTTCAAGCGTATTCTTCTTAAAGAATTTTTGTCCAGAAAACCCTTCTATTTCTTGAGCTTTCTTTCTACCCACATAAACACCAAACATTTCAAGAAAAAAACTATAATTATCTTTTGTTATATTATATTTAATTGAAAATTGTGATTCTAGGTCTAGCATTGGAACGTAACCTTTTGAGCGCATGTCCTGAAGTAATATTCTTTCATACGATTCTCTTGCTTTACTTACTCCAGATTCGGAAACCACCCCAGAAATCAAGAATGTCCTTATGTTGCGCTTTAGCATAATAACCTAACTGTCTATCTAATTATACTAAAGGCTTGCACAAAGTCATAGACTATTGTCTAATATCCGCCTCATAAATTTCATTTACAATACCACGATTAATATCCCAATCTAAAAAGAATCCAAACTCTGTACCGTGACGATTCTTTCTTGAAACAACTTCAATAATATTTGAATCTGGATTGCGATGAACTGCCATAGCCATATCAGCATCATATTCAATTGCCTTAGACCACGCTACTTGAGAAAGCAAAGGTGGCTCATCTTGATCTGACACATCATCCATTGTTGCTGCAGTAATATCAATTACTGGAATGTTGTTTCGTACAGCCAGCAATTTAAAATCACGGGATATATTTCTATTTCGCTCTACTTCAGATTTAGCACCTGATGAATCATTAAACAATTGATGATAGTCAAGAATAACTAAATCTGGTTTGTGTTGATCAATTTTTGCTTGAACTGTTTGTGGGGTAACTTGACCAGTTCCTTCATTAGAAACAAGGATAAATCCATTTGTATTATTAAACTTTTTCTTTGCCCAAGTATCAAAGTCATCAAGATTAATCATGCCTTTGGCAAAGTCTGAGGCCTTAAATAATCCTGAGCCAAGCATGGTATAAATGCGATCTCGCATATTCTCTGGTGTCATTTCCAATGATATTATCATAGGCTTAAAACCTTGTTCCCACGCCTTACAAGCAAGATAAGAGCTCATCCATGTTTTACCTCTGCCTGGCCAGCCAATCATCACTATAAGGTGTCCTGGAGCCATTCCTGTAGGATATGCAAGGTCAATAGCCTTAAACCCTGTCATGATGCCTGGACTACCTCCCATAGCGTTAGAACGCTCACGAACGGTTTGAAAATGCTTTTCTGCCAATTCATAATCTGTTAAATCAACATCTCGAACATTATTAGTTAATCTACTTAAATTAGCAAGTTCTTTCTGCATATCTGCAATAATTCTTGATGATGCATTAGTTTTTAAATTTGCACCACTTTGCAATAATAAGTTTTTTATTCTTGATGACAAATAATCATTTTTTAATTGATCAAGATAATATGCTGTTTCACCTTTTACCGATTGTGGTTCAAAGTCTTTAAACTTTTCTTGCAGTACAGATACATCTGGAACAGACTTAAATTTAAAATAATATGATTTTAAACCTTCCCAAACATCTTTATGAGAAATAAATACTTCATCAACATTATCTGCAAGTACAGTAGAGATATCTTTATTCAAACAAACCGATGTAATAACTGCTGCTTCAACGTTCATTATCTTCTACCATCGCCTTTGTTTGTTTTCTAATCATTTCTCTACGCTCTCTGTCTTTTTTTAATTCATTTAAATGAAAATCTAATTTGTCGAAGTTATATAAAAACCAATTTAATGGATGTCCAGAGCGATCTATTTTAAAATAATATTCAAGCAATTCTTTTGCTCTATCATAACCAACGCTATCTAGCACATCCTGCATTGCCCACTTTTCACGATAACGATTTATCTGTGGGGCTTTTCCGTATTTTTGTTTAAATAAAGATGTATAAGCAGTAACTAGACCATGGGCGAGTTGTGCATCATCTTTAGTCATGTAGTAATCTTGCTACCTTATCTTCTAAGCTTTCAAGTTTTTCGTCGTTATTAATATACTGGTCAAACTTATAATTGTCAAGAGATGTTTCAGATGGATGATTATTGATAGGTCCAAACCCTGCTCTTTCAATTCTCCACACTTGACCATTTAACTCTCTAACTGCATCTGCTTCATTAGGAAATCTACAATCTGTAAATACTGCTCTGGTTCCGTCTGGCACTGAAGCAATTGCTTTTTCTACCCAAAAGTTTTCTCCAAAAAGTTCTCTGCCAACTTCTGTTCCCATTCTCTGTAGTAAACGTCTTGCTTCTGGATATTCATCTTTAACAAGTTCAGGATCAAACCAACTTATTGCTCTTTGATATCTTATTCCTAATGTATCAAGAAGTGGATCTAAATTATATACTGCTTGTTTTAATACTGCAGCAAAAGAAAACTTTTCATATCCATGATTAACTAAAATATTTCCGACTGTATCTTTTCCTGACCTAGCATATCCGCTTAAACCAATAACTTCAATTCTAGGTACTAATTTTCCGTCTTTTAAAATCATTAATGGAATATCTAGTGCTTGTGCAACTTGTACTTCTAACGAAGCACCTTTTGATTTTTGCCATCCTGGCAATACACAAATAATATCTGATTTCATTACTAATGGTAAATCTCTACGCATATAGTATGTCCAAGGGTGATTTGGATTTTCTGGGGTTCCTGCTTCAAGCAAAGCTAATTCAATTGTTGGACCATCATTATGTGCGGGATTATATACTTCATGACCAAGTTTATTAAGTTGTTTCTCTGCCTCAAAAAATGCAGGAAAGTTAAAATCTTTTATTCCAGTCATAGGTCCAGCAATATAAATTTTCATTTTGATTTATTAGCCTTTAACTCTTCTTCTATTTCTAATACTTTTTCCATAAGTTTATTTTCAACAAACTCATAAACTCTGTCTGTGGCTTGACTAGTTGTTTCTCCATCACGAACAAAATCTTCAATAGCAAGTCCTACTTTAATGTTTTCAAAGTTGCCAAGATTGCGTGTAAAGTGTAATTCCACTTTAACGCCTGTTCCTCTATCTGACATATTATTCCTCTTCAGGGTCTGGGTCTAAAGACATTGGAGAAAATCCAACAATCTTCTTTTTCTTTTTATTTATCTTTTTATATTCTTTAAGATCTACAGCCTTATCGAATAAGATAACCATTCTATCAGATACCGCCAACATAGCTTCCAAATTATTTTCCCGCCTAGCCCTTTTATAAACTACGCCTAAAATATTGAAAGAATTAATTAGCATTTCATTTGGATTAATCTCTTGCTTCATACTTACCATTCTGGTTGTTTCCATACTGGATAAAACGTCCCATCTTCATTTTTTGCATATAAAACAGTTTCTTGATTTATCATTGCTTCAAGTTCTGCCTTGCTTGGCATATCCCCTGGAGTAATTTTACCATCAACTCTAGGCCTTCCACGATGAACTGTTTTAAAAAAATTATGTAATTCTCTAATATCATCTTCACTCCAAAAATATTTTCCTGGAGTTTTATTTCCATTCAACGAATATGATTGTTGTGGAAACTTTATGTTACCTGCATACAAATGTCTTTTAATAGTATCTTCATGTCTATTAATTAATTTAGATACTTGAGATACAAGGTAGGCGTGTTGCTTACGCTTCATAACATCTTGCAAAGAATAAGCCACACGCTTTCCCTCAGTATAGTTCCAAGCGATAAGAAGATCTTCTGGTCTAGACTTTCGCAAAACTTTATGTAAATCGTTATTTAAATAAAAGTATATAAATTTAACGACAGTTCTGTTTCTAGATTTCCTAGCCATGAGCCAAATCTATTCCCGTCTTTTTTAACCATCCATCTTTTACCACACATAATGCAGAACAACTCTATTCTCAGTTGTTGAGAGTAGACTCTATCTACAAACACTCTCCCTCTGCACTTTTTACATGTCATTTGTTAAGTGCCTACTTCTTAGTACTTGTAGCTTTCTTTGCAGGCGCCTTCTTTGCTGCAGGCTTCTTTGCTGTTTCTTCGATAGCCTGAGCAAGCTTCTTATCAACAGAAGCTGCTGCTGTATTAGCAACAAGACCAAATGCTGAATCCTTCTTGTTTACAAATCGCAAGGCAACTGGAAGCAAAGAGCCCCATACTGCGTGTGCAACAAGTAACCATTCATGCGAACTAAAATCACTAACTGGAACATGAGTTGATGCAGTAACAATTGAAATTGCTGCAATAATCTGTCCAACTAGATTTCGCAAATAGGATTCAAGCATTGCGTTAAACTGCTTTTTATTCATCCTTCTCCTTTTATTATACGGAAAAAATCTTTCCGTCAACTACACAAGTATAATCTTGTGTAATTTGAATTAATTGGATATGCGGATAGTCATTAACAACATGTGCTACTGCAAAACCCGCTTGCCAATTTTTCTGTATTGTGTAATCCATTTGGCGTGGATCACAAAGATGACCAATCTCATATCCTCGGAGTTCCTGCCCCGTTAGATCGTAGG